ATCTGAACCACATCGCCCACCACGACCGAGTTGCTGGCAACGGTCGTGATCGTGACCGTGCTGCTTGTCCTACTTGCCGAGGCGATTGCTGGCGTGTCCAGCCAGAGTTGATACGGAGCCGTCGCCATCTATGGAGCCGTCCGTGAGCGTCCTTGATTGTATTGGTTGCCGAGGTAGGTGTTCGTTGAGTTGGCAACCACGCGGCCGTCCAGATACAGGTTCGTGTTGGTCGTGAGCGTCGGATTCATTGCCCCGCCGCTTCGGTTCATCGGATTGATGAATGAGCCGCCGGTGTAGCCTGCCGCAGCAGCTGCAACATCAAGGCGCTGTGTCTTGGCTCCCTGACCGACGCCGATGATCTTGAGTCCTGCCACGATTGCGTCAATGACGAACTTGATGGCCTCAAGCGCCAACTTGAGTGGCGTGAGCGCGATCACCAGAAGGTTGATCGAGTCATCGCCAGTGTCAAAGATTGCGAAGAGTTCTGCAACCGAGTAAAAGAGCGGTCGCACATAGTTGTCCACGAGGTCAGTGAAGACTGGTCCGAGGCTCTCCATCAAACCCTCAAAGGCAGGAAGCGCAGTCTCGGTCAAGAAGGCAAGCGCCTCATTGACCACTGGCAGCAACTTGGAGCCGAAGTTCTCAATCGCTTCGTTGAAGCGAATCTGCGCTGCGGCGAACTTGCCGCTCGTGCTGTTGGCGACTTCCTCAGCCACGCCGAGATACTTCTCATCGGCTGCTCGTAGAATGTCCTTGAGTTTCGCGCCCTTTTCAACTTGAATGCCGAGTTGCATCAAGCCGCGCGTGCTGCCCAGCGCGCCACGACCAATCGCCAGCATCACCGTGCTGAGGTCCTTGCCGGTTGCGGCCGCGATGTTTGCAGCCACGGCATTGGCGCGGAGCAGATTGTTCTGGTTCTTGAAGAATCGGCTTCCGACTTCTAGCCCAGCGCGCACTTGATCGTCGGTGAATCCGAGGCGAGCCATCGCCTTGATCTGCTCCTCGATCTTGGGCGAGAGTTGGTCCATCTGATAGCCGCGCGCCTTCAGCGCGGCAGTCAGTCGGATTGTCTGCTTCTCATCCTCCGCTGCGGCCATCACCGCATTGGCTGCGAAGGCTACGAGCGCGGCACCTGCTGCGAGCGCAGCCGCGCCGATTGCCTTGAATGCTGCGCCAGCCGTGCTGCGAAGTTTGCCCATCGCCTTGCCGATGTTGCCCATCGGCTTAGTCGCGGCGTCCTTTGCCGCGATGACGAAGTTCGCTGAACGATCAGACCCGAATGCCATTGCTCACCTTCTCTTGAACCGCAGGATCGTCCTGCGGAATGCTTCGTTGTTGAAGAATGATTCTACCGTTTTCGCCATCGCTTCCATCGCTGTCTTCTGATGCGCCTCGTTCTTTGAGACCCGCGTCACGAATGGATTGGCTGGAACTGCCCTCACCGACTTCACTCCGTTCTTGGTTCGGCGCACCCCGCTGATTCCCGAGGTGACGAACCAGCGATACCACGCTCCACCAGAGCCGCCGTCTCGGCTGCGTCCAGCCCTCGGACCGACCACCGCAGCAGGCGTGTTGAATCGCGCGCGGCGTGCCGTGACTGCCTTGCGGAGTCTGCCTGGCGTCTTGGTGGTCTTGCCAACCGGAGCCTCGGCTCGCATCGGCTTCACCATCGTGCGCGCAGCGTTCAGCGTTGCGATGCTCAGCAGCCGCTTGTAGGCGCCTGGATTCGCGCCTTCAAGGAACCCGAGCTGCAGCGCCTTGTAGTTGGAATCCACATTGAAGGAGATGGTCAATCGGTCGAGCGAGTTAGCGGCCATTCTTCTCCTTTGGCTGAAGGTCTGACATCAAGGTCGCGGTTCGCAAGAAGTCTGCAGCCTCCCACTCAAGCACTTCGTGCGGCGCGATGCCGAACTCCTTGCCGATCAGGTGCGCCAAGATTAGCGGGTGCGGCGAGATTGTCCGACCCGCCGCCAGTCGCTGTGCGTCGAGCCTTATCGAGGGGGGAGTGCTGCGACTGCCTCCGACCACTTCTCAACGGCTTGCGTGAGCGCGTCCATCGGTGCATCAAGCACGGACGCGGCTGGTTCGCCGTGTTCGTTCAGGAAGTTGTGCTTCACGATCAGGCGCTCCATTGCGTTCAGTGCGCGTTCCACACTTCCACTCTGAAGGTCAATCATCACGCGAGCAGGCACGCCCTCGGCGCGCATTGTCGTGGTCCAGCCGTCAAACGGCGCGGCGAGAACGATCTCAACCGTGCGGAAACTAGGCTTCGCTTGCGTCATTCACTCCTCCTCTCCTGCCGACTTACGGCAGAGCTGATAGGTCGCTATTCACCAAGATGCGAAGGCTCTTCGCGCTTGACGTGTCGTAGACCAGCGTGCCGGTCACGGCCATCGTGGTCAGACCATCTTCGGCGCCAGCCATCTGCTGGACTTCCGTTGGGACGATCATCGCCATTATGTGCGCGCTGTAGGTGCCGTTGCTCCACGAGAGTCGCACGCCCTTCGGCGTGGCCGCTTGGTAGGCGTCGTACCACACTGAGACTGCGCTCGCCGTGCTGCTCACCGTCATCGTCAGCGTGCCGCTGAATGGGTTGCTCTCCGAGTGCGTGCTGAACACGGTCGTGCCTGCGAGGTACGCCTGGCGGGTGATTCCCGCATTGAAGTCAAGCGAGAAGTCGAGCAGGTACTCGTACGCCGTTCCGTCAGCCGTGCCTGGGAAGGTGCTGCCGTGCTGGAAGGCATTCCAGAGGCGTCCTGGCATAAACGGCGATGTTGGCGTGCCTTCCGCAAGCGTCGCGCTGTTCTTGGCGATGTTCTGCGCGAAGAGCGCAGCGCTCAGATTCGTGAGAGAGTTGCGATCAGCCGCGATCGTGATTGACTCAGCCAAGCAGTAGTTGGCGACGTATTGCTGCTGCCCATCGGTTGCGACAAGCGAATAGGACGTTGGCGAGTTCGCCGCCGTCATCGAGTAGTCGTAGTCCCATTCGTATGGCGAAGCCGTGCCTGGAGTGTCGGTCTTTGTCATTGAGAGCCAGATTGGAAGTTCGCCGACGCTCACCGCAGGAACGGTGGCGCTCAGGGTTGGCTCGATCGAGACGATGGTGCCGGTGCTGCCGATGAGTGGGTTGCGAAGCGCAACAGATCGCTCGGTGCCAAGTTCAATGGTTGTGCCGTTGCTGATTACGCCAGTTGGCGTGACGAGCAGCTTGCGGCCGCCGCTGGTCAGCGTCGGGATGGTTCCAGGCGTCGCCTCCTTGAAGGCGACCAGTTTGCTGAACAGGACGTTCCCTGCGGATGCGGCTGGCATTATTCGGTCTCCTTGTCTTCAGCCGCAGACGCGGCACGCTTGGCGATTCCTGCTGCGATCCAAGCCTCTGCCTGAACCACAGGTGCGTTGATGATACTACCGTCCGATGGCAACCCAGCCACGAACTCTCCCTGTGGGAGCGAGCCTGGCACGAACTGCACGTTGATGTGGCTGATGACTGGATACGTCAGAGGCTTCTTCAGGCTAGGCACTGGTCGCGATTGCCTCCACGCTTGCGATCTCGACCGTTGCCGTGATCGTCAGGAAGTCCTGATCGCCCCAAGTGTCCGTGCCGATGTTGGTGGAGGTCACGCTGGCTTGTGCGACATCGCCGGTGTTGTTCAGAGTCACGCCGTCAATGAGGCTGTCGCGCAGCCAAGTGCGCCACGCCATCAAGTCTTGATACTTGCGGCCGAGGTCAGCCTGAGGCTGAATGTAGATCACCACATTGAGCGTCAGCGTGATCTGGCGATTGCTTGCGCCGTAGTTGATCGAGTCATCTCCGGGGATGATCACCGCCGCTGGCACCACCGCCAGATTGTCAGGCGGGAACGAGTGAACCGTGCGAAGCGTGTAGCCTGCTGGCGCAGCCTTAGCTGACAGGTGCGCGGCAAGACCCGCGATGACCGTTCGGTCGTCAAAGCTCATCGAGCTAGACCTTCACGAGTCCGATACGCCTCCAGCAAGACTTGCGCTTCAGGATGCAGAGCGCGCGCTTGGCGAAGAATGCCGCCGAGATCTTGTGATCCGATCACGCCGAACGGCGAGGTTCGCGAGGACCAGACTGCACCTGCTTGGATGATCGCGGCTTGCTTGACTGCGTTTGGCACGGACGGCCAGCCGAAGACGCCGACCACCTTGACGCCGCGATACACGTCGCGTGGGAAGTTGCGCGGCCACGTCACCGACACGTCAATCTCGTTGTAAGGGAAGCCGTCTAGCGCTGCATTGGCAGGCGCAAGATTGAAGTCGGTTCCTGCGGTCCACGTCGTCTCGTAGGTGCCGTTGGCATCGTCATCTGTCTGGAGTGTCGTGACGCTCACGAGGTCGTCAATCAGGACGTACTGATAATCCGTCGCGGTGTAGTAGCGCGTCTCGGACGCTGTGCCGAAGCCGCTCTTCTTGCCGGTGTAGAGATCAATCAGCGCGTCGGTTGCATCAAGGACGGACTGGAGCGGCGTGTCATCGGTCGTGTCGGCAGTGCCGATTCCAATTGCGCTCTTGAACTCTGCGAGTGTTGCGTATGACATCAACGACCTCCGATTTGTAGGACATACAGCGTATGCGTGCCTGATTCGGTGACAGCATACAACTGCACCCGCTCAGGGACGGCGATTGTCAGCGTGCTGCCACTATGAACCGCAAAGCCAGTGGATGTGGTGACGCCGAGCGGTCCGACGAAGATGTTGTGATTCCCCTGCGTGTCGGTGTGCAGCAGGAACGTTGAGCCTGGAACTAGTCCCTCACCGATGGCAACGGCAGCCGTCCCAACCGTGACCTGCCTGCTGCTCAGATTCTGCTCACTCACTCGCTTTTCCCCTTTTCCCGCCACTGGACAGGCGTTCGCTTGATGGTGGCTGTATTGCCCCACCTGACGACGATAGCGCGCTCTACGAGGCTGGGAGATGCCTCTGCGTTGATTCTAGGCTCACCCTTGCCAGCCAGTTTCTTGATCCTGTGCCAGATGTTCATTTTCCCTCCTGCGATAAGCGAAGGGGTCTCGAGCCGACGCCCGAGACCCCTTCCCTCAACCTAGTTGCCTAAACGATTAGGCGACGTTGGCTGACTGGTACGACTTGACGGCCGTTGTCTGAGAAAGGCCAGTCGCGCCACGGACTTCCACCTTGTAGGAGATCAAGCCGAGGTTCCACGCGAACTCGCGGGAAACTTCAACTCGAACTCCACCAACGAGAGCCGTGTAGATCTGTCCGAGGTCACCGAACAGGATTGCGCCTGCGGTGTTGTCGGTCAGGTCAATAAGCGCTGCGCTGTAGACAGGCGCTCCGAGGAGTCGGTCTGCCACATTCGCATCGCCTGGTCGGAAGATCGGCTGTCCAGCCGTATCAACAAGACCATTCACAACGCCGAGCGTCGTGTCGTTCATCAACCAACCAGCCTTTGGTGCGCGTCGGTACGCCTGGTTCACAGACGCCTTCAGCTTCGCAAGGTCAGTGAATGTTGGGTTCACTGAAGTGGTTCCTGAGCCAGTTTGGCCAACGGTGGCAGCAGCGGCAATAGCGGTACCGGCGAAGGCACCGTGAGCAACTGCGACTTCCGCGCCGCACTTCTCAGCGATCATCGCGCTCAGGTCAAAGGCTGCGTCTTCGGCAAGCTCTTCGGTGACCTGAATGATGGTCGCGTACTTGATTGGCGTGAGGGACAGCGCGCTGAGCGTTCCGTCCGACTCGCCAATCGTGCCAGCCTCAGCAACCGATCCAGCGGTTCCAAGAGCCGTGACTCGTGGGAACTGGATGTTGTTGCCGGTGCTTGTGCGAACGACCGTGACGATTGCTGGGTCTATGAAGGGGTTGAACTGAGCCGCAACGACGTTCACGCGGTCAGCGATGGTGACTGGGTTGCCCAGACCAGTGCTGCGTGAGACATCGCGGTACTCGAAGACCTGTGCGCCGCCTGCACGCGCAAGTGCGCGCAGTTCGTCGTTGGAGCCTTCGCTCTTCTCAACCTTCGGAGCGATTGCCGTTGCGAACTCGGCTCGCACTGCATCAGCAGCGGAGCGAGCCTCAGCGGCTTCCTTCTCCGAACGAATGGCGGTCGCAACCGTTGCGGCCTCCGAAGTAAGTTTCTCAAAGCGAGCCTGTGACTCGCCCTCAAGCGCTTCGCCCTTCTCGGCAAGGTCAGTCACGATGGACTGAGCCTCGGTCAAGAGGGAAGCACGCTTTTCGTGTAGCTTCCTAACGTCTGACATTTCTGTCTCCTTGTCTTGATTTGGTTTCCACAATGGTGCGGCTCACCAAGCGGGATTGTCGTGCGTGGGCTTGCGTACTAGCGCAGCGGGACGCCGACCTCGTGGCTTCTAGAGCGATTCTGATTCCATCTCGGCAAGCAGCAACTTGGCGCGAGCGATGGATGGGTCCAGCACTACGCGCTTCGGAGCCAACTTCTCCGTGACGGTTTCAATCACCTCGACATCCTCTTCGGTCAGCGGTTGCGCCGACTTCAAGGACTCGATGGCTGAGATAAGCCGGTCGCCGTCTACGCCCATTCGGGACGCGACCTTGCGAACGGAGGTAAGTCCGAGCGTCGCAGGATAGGCAGGTGTCTGCCCTGCGCTCAGCACGGAAACCTCAAAGAGATTGACTTCTTTCAGCGTGCGGGTGTCTTCGTCCCAGTCATCGCCATTCTTTGGGATGGTGAAGCCGAAGGACATTCCCATTGCACGAGCCTCGTACGTCAACTTGCTGATGACGCCTGCGGCGTCTGGATCGGCTGGATCAAGGCGAGCCTCAACCTTCAAGCCGCGCTCGTCTTCGGTAAGTGCAAGGCGGCCGCTCGCGGTTGTTGCAAGTGCGCGCGTCTCGTCGTGTCCAAACAGGAAGGAGACGATCTTCTTGCCGTCAGCAATGCGCGAGAGCGTGCGACGGAAGGCGCCTGGAGCGATCACCTCGGTGAATGGCAAGCCAGAGGAAGGCGTGCCGAAGAGCGCGGCGTAGCCGGTGAATGTCTTCTGACCGTCTTGCTCTTCTGTCACGGTGAACTCGCCCATCGGAAGAGCGCGCGTCTCAAGTTCCTTCACGTCAAACCTCTCTTCTTCGGTCAGCGGCGCTAGCACACCGTCCGCCCATTCTATGACGCGATCTGCGCCATTCTCTGCTGTGGGATCAACGCCCCACAGGTACGCGGCCACGGCACCAGGTCCTGGGAAGTCCTCGTCGTCTGGGTTGTTGTTCCGAGCCACGTCTTCCCAGTCAATCCGGTGGCGAAGAATCCACGCGCGCATCCGCGTCACCTTGTCATCCTGAACTTTCCCAGCGCGGAGCTGCCGCGCCTCTTCAATGGTCTGATCGGTCAAGCCTTCGCCAGCGAGGCCGTTTCGTTCGTAGGTCAGACCCTTCTCGGCTGCCTCCTGAATGTATTGCGGCACGTCAAT